AACTGCTGGTGCAATGTCAGCGACTGCAGGAGTTTCTACAACTTCTGCTGGCTGTGCCTCTGGAGCGACCTGAATTTCTTCAACTGCAGCAACTGCTGCTTCTGTTGTTTCATTCATAGGACTAACCTCCTTTGTAATCTTAATTGTACTAATGCCTTTAGCACTATCAACTAAGAACTTTATCATTTCTGCTTTTTCATTATCATTCTTCTCAACAAAACCAATGTTTTTCATTTGCTTTTCAGTAACTGGGTGTGAAACTGTTTCTGCATCTGATAGTATAACCATTCCTGATTCTTGATCATAAAAAATATTTTCTGTATCTACCTTTGAAATTAAGCCACTAATTACATTATGACCGTCTTGTTTTTCAATTGATACAATGTTTGCAAACTGATTTGCAGGGGAATCAACTAATGAAAGTTCAAAAAGATCATATTCTTTAATGACACGAATTGTCTTATCCATCTCTTCATTAAATGCATCATCCCAGGTCTTGATGTTTCCACCAATAGAGAATCCTGTGTATGTTCCATCCATGACTTTTTCCCAAGCATCCTGGGCACCCTTTGAAACATATGCTGAAACATATACTCCACTATAAAACTTTTTTGTAGTTGGATCAAAATATCTATCTTCTTTAAAAGAAACAATCTTACCAACCGCTGAAGGCTGATGCATTTCACGTAGATTACCACGGAAGTTCTTAAATGCGTTTATACTAGACTCTGTTGTTACAATGTCACCTTGCTTATCAATATTGTCAAGAGTAGCAAAACCTGACACCATACGGCGCTCAATATCAACTTTTCCAATGGGCATTGATAGACGAACATTGTCGCCATCAGTCACCCAATGAGCCTTATTTATTAACATATGAATACCATTATACCAAACATTTTCAACGTTATCTCAATTATTGAGATGCTCTACCTTCTCCTTGTGCATTACGTCCAGCAACAGTTGTAGTAGAGTCTGAATTATTGTTAGTTCTCTCAGCATCTCTTTGACGGTTCCCTGCTAGATTTGCTCTGGAGTCAGTTGCCTGACGTGGAGACATAATAAATGGCTCATCCCCATTAGGAATTTGTGGAAGACCAATGGCTTCACGAGCCTCATTAGGCATCATAACTTGAGTCTTTACGTAGCGCTCAAGAATTTGTGACTGAGCAATTTCATCTGTAAGGGTAAATTCTTTAAACTTAAGTTCAAGAATATCTGTTTTTTCTTTAATAATTTTATTTACTACCTTGGCAAGATGGCTTTGTGCTGGACGACAGACCTGCTCTTTAAATGTGCGGTCTTGAGAAATTGCTGCAGCAACGCCTGCACCCTCAGATCCACCAATTTTAGACATAGGCATTTGATGAGCAATAAAAATGTCATCACGGTTCTGTTTACGATACTCTTTAAATGAACCGTCTTGAATTCCGTTTTCAACAGCCTCCATCTTAAACTCGACCTTGTTTTGATCTGTGTCGCCAGGAAGAGGAATATACAGAGTTCTATGTGACTGAGACTTTAGACCAGTCTGAAGGAACCTAAACATTTTGTCTTCTCCATCAGCAGACAACTTAGCACCCTTTAGGGTTACAACATATCTTGGGACAGCCTTATTTTCAAAGTAGTCAATGTTATATTGTGATGCAAGTTGATCTCCAATAAGAGATGGTAGAGCAGCAATAATATCTGGAATACCATAATAGGTATTCAATGGCGAGTATTCTTTATAATGAATAATCTCATTTGGACGTGCATCTGCAGTCATTGGGTTTGGATTCTTAGCCCCAAAATTTCTAAAGTAAACTACAGAATTTCCAATAATCTGAACAAATCCATCACGTAAACGTCTAACACGAACAGTGGTTGCTGGTATATGACCGATATACCCAATCTCTCCAGTTACAGTTCTTCCAATTTCAAGAAAGCCATTCCCTGTAGCCTGAACATCTGTATAAAACTTTTCCATTGTCTTTGTAAAGGAGTCATCGTCATTAAGGTTCTCAAGCCAATCACGTAATTCTAATTTCATTCTTTCAATACGACGACGAGCACGATCAACTGCTCCTTGGTCATCATTCATTTCAAACCTTAACATTGTTCTACCCGCTACTTCAAATGAGTAGCCAAGACCAACAACGTTTTCTACCTTTGCATCAATAGCAGCGTGATTAGCAAAAGAAGTATCATAAAAGTTAGCCAACTCATACATGTTGTACGGAGGGGTAATTACATCAAATAGACCGTAACCATTACGATATACAGTTCCAGGATTGATAGCCTTTGATGAAGCATCTACACCTGAAGGTGTGGCATTTGCTGAATCAAGGTATGCATCTGTTGCAACTACTATTGCTTTTGCTACATTCCGTGAAGTTTTTCTACGAAAGTTTTGATTTAACCCGTTATAGTCTTTTAGGCTATCCCAAGACTTAATAAAAGGATCTTGGTCACTAAACGGGTTTTCATCTTTATGTTGAGTGTTTAAGCCAACTCTTATATAATCATCAGTCATCGCTACCATACTTATTATAGGTTTGTCGTGCTGCTACCCAAGCACCGTGGTCGTTCATAGAAGGAATCAAACCGTTCTTCATTCTATCTATTTGCTCAGAATACTCTTCTTCGCTAATTCTTGTTAGTCCAGGAACAAAAACGGGCTTTCCTTCACCATCATCACCATAGTGCATTGCCGCTTTTCTTAGTTCTGAAATCTTTGAGATGTCTCCACGCTCTGAAGGTATGTTTAAAATGCTACCAGTTCCGTCAGTAAACCAATTTCCATCTGACTTTTTGTACACGTACAAACCCCAATTGTAGTCTTTTTCTATGACTTTGCGTCGGACATTGCCAACTTTTTTAAGAATTTCATTATCCATAACCACAAGTATAGCATACTATACTGGAATCTTGACCGTGGTCTGCCAATCTGTATCTGAATAAAGTCTTAACTTCTCAGCATCAAATATCATGCCCTCAGAGTCATCAATAATAATCTTATTAGTTCCAAGGTATGTCTTGTAGACATCTGCTGGGTTAACTCCATAAAGATCCGAAGCCTCGACAACCAAAACCCCTTCCCAAGTAAAATTATTTAACCAATACTGCCACTGGTAATTTGTAACTCCCTCAGTTTTAACTCTAAGCCAAGGTCTTGTAATAGTACTTTGAACCTGTTGTAGGTTATTAGCCTGATAGTAGGCTATATTATTAAATAGCATTGGTCCTGTTAGATTAATACCTCCAAGATATGCGTCAAAGTTTAAGGCTGTTCCAAATGCAAGCCCTAAGACTCCCCACTCTTTAACTGTTAGGACTGGCTCTCTTACTAAAACGCCATTCCAATAATAGGCTATGCCATTAAATGGCAGTCCAGAATCTTGGCTCTTTGCATATATTCTTGCTCTTGTTCCTTTTTCGCTGTCTGCAACCATATAGAACTTAATTGTGTCACCCTTGTAGTCAATTTCAAATAACTCTGTTGGAATGATTGGGAATTGCTCATCATCATATCTCATCCAAATTTGTGCAGCACTCACACGATAGTTTGCTGCTTGCTCTTGGTTAATTGGAACGGCAATACCACGGTTTATTTGTTGGTCAAACTCTCCTCGTACTTGAATTCCAGTCTTTCTATTTAGATATAGGTATGGTGTACTTCCCTTGTAAATGCTAAATGGGTTTTTTGATTTATAGTCATAGTAAATTCCAGATCGTTTGTAAGGGAATATATTAAGACCAAATCTTGTTCCAATAGGATTAAAGGAGTTATTGTTTAGTGCTTGCGATGCAAACTCTAATCTACTTAGTTTAATAGGTTTTGTTAAGATATTTCTAAGTTTAAACTCTAAATGAAAAACAATAGCCAAATCATTAAAATCTACGGTCTTTGTTGGATAGATTAATGTATTATCAACAACCTCAAATTTTGTTGTAGCCCAAGAGGGGTGCTCATCTATATCAATAATTTTATCACTTTTTGGAGTTTCTATAATTGAAAAAGAATCTTGTAGTGAATTTGCACCTTCAGCAACATACTGGAAAGTAATATAACTTCTTATAGAAGCATTTGACGTATCATACTCATAAAATTTTGCAGACTTTTCTAGCATATCTTGATAGTTAGCCCAGCCAGTATAAAGTATGTTATCTAGTTGTGCATATGTTTGCTGTACTGGAGTTTTATACTCATCCTTAAGATCTCCATATGTCCAACTTTCTAAAACAGTTTCTGTCTCATTAAGTTTATCTGGTGATGGGTATCCTATATTAAATTGTAAAAAGTCTAGATCATAAAATTGGTTGCCTACATCATTTGTTACAAATTGTGCAAAATAAGACAATGGCAGGTAGTCTTGCCAGTACCCAGATACGCCGATGTCTAAGAAAAACTTGTCATATGCTTCAGTTGGTAGCAAGGTATAACTTGCTGTATGGTCTATCAAAGCAATAGCATTTTCTTCTTCTAGTACCCCGCTAATAGAAAGGTCATCAAATATTGCCACACCACTAGATAAGAAATAGTCAGATATGCTAGAAGCATTGAACACAGTAGAAAGACCAAAAGAATAGATCTTTCCAGTAAATGTAGTTAGTGGATCTTCATCTCCACCCACATACGTCTTTAGTCCGTTTTGATTACCAAAAAAGGCTGAAACATTTTCTCCAAAATTATTTACAAGATTGTCTAGATTAATTCCTACAGAAAATAACTGATTAGACTCCAAAGATGCTGTTGTGTATAACTCTTCATCTGCTCCATTATAGTTAAGGACATACTTAATAATGTCTTCTTCTTGTTTAATTATAAAATAATCTCCAGTTAAGGTATTGTATATCTTAATAAGAGTTTGTGGTTGCACGGTTGGTCCAGATTCTGGTCCTATGTCCTCTGTACTGAATACTCCATATATAGCCTTTACTTGATCACTTAACATATTGAATCTTGGAAAGTTGATGTAGCATTGTTCTGAATTCCAACCAGCATTTGGTCTAAATGTAATAAATTTATTTGGAACTACTGGTCCAGATGCAACCTCTTGGATATCTTGGTTGTCTGAATAAAACTCAGTTAATGTTTTTGAATCTAAAAATATTTCTGGTAGGCTATACTCTGGCGTTGTCAATGATGTTG